AAGTTGCTCACCGCACGGATTGGTTGCTGCAATTGTTTCGCAGTAGCGCAAGTTATTCTTTTTATTTATTCTATCAATAAATAATATTCCTGGTTCTGCCCAATCCCATGTACTGCGTAAGATATCATCCCACAATGCACGAGCACTGATGGTATTGTATATTGTTCCTTCAAATACTAGGTCAAAGTCACTGTCTGTTTTTACAGCTTCCATAAACTTATCTGTGATACCGACTGATACATTGAAGTTGGTTAGGTCAGTACTATTGTTCTTTGCACGTATGAACTCCTCAATGTCAGGATGATCAACACGTAACACACCCATCTGTGCTCCACGTCTATGCCCTGCACTAGAGATCGTGCCACACACTGCGTCAAACACATTCATAAAAGATATAGGGCCAGAGGATTTGCTCTCTAGGCTGCGTATCATAGCCCCTCGTGGACGTAACGTGGAAAAGTCGTATCCTATCCCACCGCCAAGTCTCATAGTCTCTGCGGCCCTCGTAGCAGCCTCCATGATACCTTGCATACTGTCCTGTATAGTGGTGGACACAAAGCAGTTATAAGGTGTAACACGTCTTGGCGCACCCATTGCTGACTGTACACGTCCAGCAGGTAAGAATCGCTGATTGTACAGTATGGTTTTAAAGTTTAAGAAATGTGCATCATCATCTTTTAATGCTTCAGCTACACGTGCCATAGCTTCTTTAAAAGATTCGTACTTTCCACGATACTTCATGGAATGTATCTCTTCAGAGATGTTTAGTGTTGGGCCATAAGTTTCATCTGGGTTTTCTAATATCATAAATTACTCCACTATTATTTTTACAGACTTGACAGACATACCGTCTACATCATGGATGAGATTACGTATAGTCTCGTCCACATCTTCTTCTATCATACCGTCTACAGGTATGGGATAATCCTCTTCATCCAGTTCTATTGTCAGAAATATTTTTACTCGCATTTTGTTCCTCAATCAATAGCTTGAGATACCATTGTGCTTTATTGAGATCCTCTACCCCATTCTTGTACCGATATCTCCACAAATACTTTAGTATATTACCTTGTAGATAGTATTCAAAACCTTCACCAGTGGCGGCACGAATGGCATCAATGCATTCAATACCTGCTTGGTTATAGTGTTTTGGATTGTTTACATTGTCAGACACTTGTGCTCCTTTCAAAAATTTACTTTGATTATGTTATCGTGTTTCTCTACTACTGCTTTCTTTTTTTGTTTCTTCTCCTCTTCTAACACTTTTTGTGTATACTCGTAAAGCATTTTTCTAAATGTTTCACTCTCTTCCATTAGAGGAACGGCTGCACATAGCATAGATCCTAATTGCATAATGTGAAAGTAATCATTATCTGTTAGATCATTATCCTCCGAGCTTGCTATACCTACAAGTAGTTCACCTGTCCATCCACCCGAATCATCAAGGAAGGGAGACAACCGTATTAGTATATCGTTATCATCAAACTGTTGAAATACTGTACCCATGCTAACCTCTCTTTACTTTCTTTAATGGAAACTGGATAAACGCAGGGTGCATGTTCTTGCCCCTTTCTTTTAACCATTCCATAGGTATTACACGGTCACAATATGTAAACTTGTTGCGTTCACACCATGTGGCATATGTAGTTTTAGCACCCTTACTCAACTTGCGTCTACTACTCTCAAATACGAAACGTATATCCAGTTTAGGATGTTGTTTCTTGATACACACATGTTTACGTCTGTCACTTGCAGTAAACCTACCTTTAACCTCAACTATAATACCGTTAGGTAAGATGAAGTCAGGGGTATAGGTACGATACATCAAGTCTTCCCACTCAATCTTTAAGTATTCGTACTTGATAGGTATTTTATGTTCTCTCAAAAAGTCTTTGACTTTTATCTCTAGACCACTCCTATACCCATGCTTCATAGCAGCTTTGAACTGTTTTTGATCCACTAGAACTTCCAGTGAAAGTCAAACGGTGTGCCAAAAGGTGTGGAGGCTATACCTAAATCTTTTAGCTCTTGTTTAACAGCTTCGTCTGCCTCTTTACGAGCTTGCATAGCTGCACGTAGTCCTGCGTACTTTGCCTCTCTAACGGCTTTCTTTTTGATTGCAAGTTCTCGTTCCATTTCAGCAATGTGATCCTGCATTTCCTTAATTTCATCATCTCCAATCATTCATCACTCCTTTCTACGTATTGCACAATTGGTGGCACTTTAGCTTGTGATACACGTGATGGTATCTCTTTTAAGCTAGGCCAACACTCAAACCTATAGTCGCAGAATTTACAACTATCGTCAAGTATATAGTTGCCCGTTGCTTTCCCCCGAAACTTTTCGGGTATAGGGGAAAAGCACCGACTGAAATCATTTTTAATTAATGTTTCAACCGTATCTCTTATCTTATTTATTTGGCTTGGCACATCTGTCTTTGCCTTTACGTATTTAAACTGACCACTTGCCTTATTTATTACCCACCATCCACCAAGTTTTTTACCTGCTGCACGTGCATAACCTGCAAGTTGACTTATATAACCAAACGGATCACTCTCCTCTAACGACTCGTATGAATCAAACTTATGTTTGTAGCTATAGTCAGACGCAGACTTAATGTCATCCACCGCTTCATCTACAATGAGATCATAAGAACCAGAAATATAAGTACTATCAATGTCTCCAACTGCAAGGCTAACTCTATTGGTATCTTTAAAGGCCACATCAGCCTCTTTAAGAATACCCTTGAAGACTGCTTCAACTATGTCTCCGATCATCATGTTCATTACAAATGTAGTCGGTTTAGGTAATGCCTTTTCAGGTTTATTTTTATCAAACCAAAGCTGGCAAGTGGGACGCCCAATGTTGGACATCCTCAGTCTAAAGGCATCACGTTTGTTGCCAGAGCCAAACTGTCTTTTTAACGCATCAGCAACGTCAGAAGCAACACGGTCAATGGTTTCGTCAGACATCTCTGACTTACCATTGGCTGCATTCTCCAGATACTGATGTATCTTTAGTTCGGCTGGATGATTGATCATGCAAATTCTTCCATGTCTGCGTCAATGATATCATCTACATCACCAAATGGAATGTCCTCGTGCTTACTCACGTTTTCATCCCATGCGTTAGATATATACTCGTTATAGTTTGCAATCCAAGCCAAGAAGTTCGTAAGTATTTCTTGTGCCTCTGCATCTAAGTCTAACGAGTTAGTGATGTCCAACTCCAACTCAGGCAAGAAAAAGCTGTTACCATTAGGTAAGCTACGTTCTTGTGTGCCTGATTTGATGGTGTGCATAGGTGGTAGCCTACGCATCTTAGCAAGTTTAGTAAAGATACCACCAGCCATCTTGAAGGCATCACGATTCTCAATCTCCCATATAAATGGCGTATCCGTTAGTTCTTGATTGACAGGATTGCCATTCAAGTCTACTGGATTGTCTAGTGTAACAGTTCCAAACATTACACGTACACGTTTGATCTGCCTGATCAAGTCTTGTGTCTTCTGAGGCAAAGCCTTGAAATCTTCAATCCAACCAGCAGGTTTACCACAGTTAAAACCGCCATCATTGTCCTTTAGGTCAATGTTAAGGTTATCTGCCATGATAGTTTTGACATAACGATTAGGGGCAGAGTCGTTGCCCATTACAAAACGTTTGTACATAAACCGTTGCATGTACGGACGTATAGTAGCAGATTCGGCATAATAAGTTGGGCCATCAGGAATCTCCAACTTGTATGTGCCGCCAGCTACAACCTCTAGCTTTACCTTCTTGCCATTTACTTCTTGCTCACCCATAATAGGCGAGTGATTAATACGTAAACGTGCAAGAGTGGAGCTATCACGGGATGGTTTGTTATCCGCAGCCATCCCAAGTGTAACTGCCATTGAATTGTAGTCTGCCGTATTAAATGTTTCTACCATAGTCATATATGTATCTCCTTTTCTTTTGTTACAGATGTATAGTTATATCAGGCTACGTCCTTTGTGTCAAGCCAATTCGGACCAATTTTTGCTTCTAATAATAGAGGCACATTTAAATTAATGTTCCAACGTTTGTTGACCAAGGATGTTAGCACTTCATTAGTACGATTTATAATTTTAAGAACTTTCTCCCTCTCTTTTGGGTGCACGTCAATAACAATACTGTCATGTACAGTATTGACTATGCAGCTGTTTAGTTTGTTTATCTCTAGCATCTTGTCAATGTATATCAGAGATATAGGTACAATGTCAGCCGTGGCAAACGATTGCACAGGATAATTTTTAATCTGTGTGAAAAATGTCACACCCCCATAATGTCTACGTTCTACATCAGGGAAAGCAAACTCACGTCCAGATGGTGTAGTGATCTTGCCTGTACGTAATGCTTCATTTGCCAATGACTCATGCCACTTGGCAATACCACTATACTTTGTGGTAAACTGTTGATAGTAAGCAGCCTCTGCTTTTGTTCTACCAAAGCCACTTGCCCCATATAAAGGGGCGAAAGTATGGGACTTTGCCTCCTGTCTGCTAATAGGCTGACCTGCATCAGAGATAACCTTGGCAGTGTACGAGTGTACATCGAACCCTGTGGTCACTTCATTAATGGCAGTCTTGTCCTGTGATAAGAATGCAGCCACCCGAAACTCAAGCTGGGCAAAGTCAGCTTCCATCACACTGCCGCCATCCCATCGTGACTTGAATACACGTTTGACAGGAAACGTACCGCCACGTGGCATGTTCTGCATATTAGGATCAGCGCCTGAAAGTCTGCCTGTGCCTGTGCGATGTTGCAACAACCTTACGTGAAGTTTACCATCAGACTTGACGTGGGTTGCAATACCCTCTACAAAACTGGACAGGTAGGTTTCCACTGCTGACAGTCTACGAACACTGGATAAAAACTTCTCTGCCTTTGTATTACCTTTACTACGTGCAATACCCTCTAGGTACACTAGGATGTCTTTGCTGGTGCTAAACCCATTGGCACTAATCCACTTAGGATTATCAATAGTTCTACCAAATCGTAGTCCAGCTATCTCATTAGTATCCAGAAAAAGAAAGCCACTGGAATTACACGTAATGCAATTATTAAGTCTTGCGTATGGTGTTCCATCTTTCCTTACCTTTCGTATTTTTCCATTACCTTTGCATACATTACATTGCTCTGCCTTTTGTTTATACAACTTAGTGCTATTATTACGTATTTGATATTGCACATCTTGCCTGTCCATTCGTTGATCAAACATATCAGGCCATGTCTTTTTGTCGTTAGGTTTGCAGCTATAGATAACCCAAGACAATTGCTCTGGACTGTTAAGATTGATTGGCCTAAATCCCATAAGATCAATTACCTGTGCCTCAAGACTAGACACAAGGTTGTCACGTTCCTCTGTAAACTCTTGTCTAACTTGATCTAGAACAGACATATTAACAGCAAAGCCACGTTGATATATACGTGACAGATGTACAGCAAGCTGATTAGTCAGACGTATCGTTCCTTCCAATGCACTGCATTCCTCGTACTGTGTCACTAAACGCAAGTACAATTGTTGTGTGGCTGCAAGGTCATCCGATAGGTAATCTGATAACTCTGTATAGGGCATGTCACGTACCTGCTTACCAGCTTTCAACCATTCTTTCATGGTGTCCTGCTTCTGTGTAGTAAGTTCGTATCTCTCTGCACATGCTTCAAGAGACAGAGGTTCCTTTTGCCCACGTTGCAACACGTACTCACCTAGCATAGTATCAAAGATAGGACCGCCATAGGTAAACCCAGACTCCCATAGCCATACGAGATCATGTGCAGCATTGTGCATGATAAGAAGAGGAGCACAGTCAAGTAGGTCTTGTACTATCTGTGCTCCCCTTTGGGTGGGTGGATGCTCTGCGTGATCAAATGTCACAATAGCTTCGTTGCCAAGATCATCTAGCATACCCACCATAACCAATGTATTCTCAGGTTCAAACGGATCTAAGTGTAGCTTACCGTCACGTTTGGTCACAGTGTTTTCTATGTCGAGTGTTAAGTGTTTCATAGTTCTCCTAGTGGTCTGATGTTACTTCATCAAAGTCATCAGCTATGTATAACTCACTTCCGTAGTAATCGTCAAGTTGTTTTTGGAAGTCTTTGTCATTTGCATAACGATCCATAGCCTCTATCGCCTCTTTTACGTTCAGTTTATTACGAGTCATTGCGTTATATAACTGAATCTCTGCATTCATGTTTGCCGTGTTCATTTGTCGCCTCTCCTTTGCTCTTTGTCGTTCCTCTTCTGTCATTGGTCTTATCATTAGTAATCCTCAATCGTGCTCTCCACCAAACATTCTACCGCTACTTACATTGTCAATAGGATCTACCTTAGAATTTTTCTCAGCCTCTTTGTAAGTTAGTGCAGTAATAAATATACCAGCAAGCACAAGAGAGTGACCTAATCCACTAATTGCAAACCAGAATATGTTGCCTATCCACAGTGCAAAGATTGCACTCCACATGTATGCAAGTATCTGAAACACTGCATGTGCAGCCATTGGGTCTAGCCTTTGGATGTGACGTAATGGTGAATCCTGTATTGTCATCACACTGTTCCATGCTTCTTTGAATAAATCAAAGACACTGACGATGCTCAAAGGCACGACTTTTAGTTTGTTACTCATTTTTTATCCTTTACATTTAAGTTCATTGGTGAGTACGCCTCACCGTTATACTGTGAGCCTGACTTGTCTGGCCCTGTTTCAACACCGCTGTTACAACCAAATACAACCACCATCAAAAATAGGGTGCTGTAAATGAAAGCCCTCTTAGACCACAGAATAAACAAGTCAAAAGTTCTTTCTGCCTCTATTTGTGCTGCTTCTCTAGGCGTCAACTTTACCCTCCTGTTGGTTCTTTAACCCTTGAAGTTCATTAAACTGATTCTGATCTATACAGTTGACCATCTCTACTGCACCAGGTAGCATACCATTATACTT